GGGATATTCCAGCAGTAGATTGTAGACCTTTAGAAGAAGATAATACAGATGTAGTTTATAATGTACATTGGAGATATTCTGCATCAGATGATGTAGCAGAACCTGATACTAAACAAGCTACAATTATAGGTACACAAACAGTTGAAGCACCTGAAGGAGATTTTATACCTTTTGCTGACTTAACAACTGATATAGTTGTAGGATGGATAACACCATTAATGGATGTTGATGAAATGAAATCTAATTTAGATGCACAAATAGCTGAGTTAGAAAATCCTACAAGTGTAACATTGCCATTACCAAACAACGAATAATTAATAATAAACAAAAACAAAAATGGGGAATTTATCTGAAGAAGAGTTCAAACAATTACAACAATTAGAAGGAACTAGAAATGCTATACACCACGATTTAGGTGCATTAGCTACACAACAAAAAAGACTACACAAAGGTTACGAAAATTTAGAAGAACAAAGTGAAAAATTCAGAAATGAATTAGTAGAAAAGTACGGAAAAATTAATGTAGACCTTAAAGACGGATCATTCAAAGAAGTAGAAGAAGAAGTTAAAGAGTAATGGCATATATTAATGGAACATCTTTTGGGCTGTTTCATAATGAAATATTGCTAGGACATTCTACAAGTGCTAGTTTTAATCTTAACGTAGACTTACCAAAATCAACCACAAAACAATCAGCAGGTTTTCAAGAAGTAATTGCTGGTGTTAAATCAGGCACTATATCAGTATCTGGATTAATAGATTATAGTGATACCTTTGGCTTTGAAGAGTTTAGCTCAATGGTACTCACAAGAGAGCTAAATAAATTTGTGTTTACACAAGAGGCTTTTTTAGGAATGACACTAACTGGCACTGGTTATATTGTAAATGTAGAAGCAATAGCTGAGGCAGAAAATGTTGTAAGCTACGATTTAGAAATACAATTAACTGATTTTTTTAGCATTCAAGATGATAGAAGTGGTCACAGATATTGGAATACAACAGATGTATTTTGGAATAATGCTAACTTCAATTGGAATCTTGCATAATAAATAAATATTGTATATTTGTAGAAATAAAATATTATAAAATTTAAAAAATGGCTACAACATCAGTATTTAATGGAACTAACCTATTATTGAAAATCGAAACAGTAACTCTTGGACACACAACTAGTTGTTCAATGTCGTTATCAAATGATTTACCAGAAGCTACAACTAAAGATTCTAACGGATTTCAAGAAGTAATTGCTGGTGTAATAAGTGGTGAAATTTCATTTGAAGGATTAGTAGACTATAGTGATTCATCAAACGCAATTCAAATGGCTGATTTCTTATTAGCTAGAACACAAATTACTTGTGTATTTGGTACAGCTGAGACTGGCGATTCTGTTTATACAGCAGAAGGATTTTTATCTTCATTAGAGCAATCTGCTGAAATGGAAAGTCCTGTTAGCTATTCTGGTTCAATTACGTTAACTGGCGCAATTACTAAGTCAACAAACTAACATAAAAAAAACATAAATGGCAAATAGAAAAAGGGGTTACTACACCATTAAATTGGGTGGTAAAAGTCGTACAATGCATTTTTCAATGAATTTTTGGGCGAACTTTACTGAATCATTAGGTATATCATTAGATGAAATAGGCGCTATCTTTGAAGGTGGTGTTTCTATAAAAAACATAAGAGCGTTGATACATTCAGCGCTTTTAGCTTTTGACCAAGAAGAAAATAATGAAATAGATTACAACGAGTTTACAGTAGGTAATTGGTTAGCTGATTTAGAAGCATCTAAATTAGAAGATATTGTTGCTGTAATGTTAGAATCTAAAATTCTTGGTAATGATTTAAACGTTGGTATAAAACGTAAGGTCACAAAAACTACAAAAAAGGGAAAGTAAAAGCGTCCATTAGTTGGGACGATATTTTAGATTATTATATCGGTCAAATAGGGATTTCACCAAGTGATTTTTGGACGCATACTTGGGGTGAAAATCAATTACTCGGTGAGTCCCATATGATCAAGCAAAATTTAGAGTGGGAACGTGTGCGTTATTTATCTATGATTTTATTTAATATAAATGTAGATAAACGTGCCAATATGATTACACCTGATAAATTATTCCCACTACCACAAGATGTTTATTTAGAAAAGGATAAACCAAAAAGCACAAGAGAACAATACGACAAATTTCTTAAACAAGTCAACAAAAGTAAAGAGAAAAATTAAGAGTCTTTTTTTTTGTATTTTTGTTAAAATTCTAAGATATGGCAACACAACCATTAAGAGTAAAAATAAATGGTGATGCTAGTGGCTTAAACGGAGCTATCAAAAGTGCATCAAGCAAACTAAAATCATTTGGTGGTAAACTAAAAGGACTAGGCTCATCTTTGCAATCTCTTACATTGCCAATGACATTAATTGGTGGTGCAAGTGTTAAGATGGCATTAGACTTTGATAAGTCTATGACTAAAATAAAATCATTAGTTGGTATTGCAAGTGACTCTGTTGATGAAATGGGTAAAACGGTAAAAAAACTTGCTATTGACACTGGTACATCTTCACGTGAAGCAGCTGATGCTTTATTCTTCATAACCTCTGCAGGTTTACGTGGTTCTGATGCCTTAAAAACTTTAGAAGTTTCGTTAAAAGCCGCAGCGTCAGGACTTGGAGAAACCGAAACTATTGCAAGATTGAACACTGCTGCTATGGCAGCATATGGTAAAGAAAATTTATCTACCGCAGCTGCTACTGATGTTTTAGTTGCTGCTGTAAAAGAAGGGCGTTTAGATTCTGCGCAATTAGGTCAAGCTATGGAACAAGTTGTACCTATTGCATCAGAAATGGGTGTTGAGTTTAATGAACTTGGTGCTGCATTTGCGGCTGTATCAAGAACTAACTCAAATGCATCAATAGCTGCTACTGGACTAAGAAGTGTATTAGTATCATTATTAAGTCCAAGCGAACAAGCACGTGAAGCCCTAGAAGGTATGGGATTAGGCGCAGATTTTATAAGACAAAACATAAAAGAAAAAGGATTATTAAATACATTACAATTATTAGCAGAAAAGTTTGACGGTAATGCTGATGCTACAACTGCTGTATTTGGTAACATTAGAGCCTTATTACCTGTAATGAGTTTAACAGGCAAAAACGCAAAAGAAGTTGAAGGTATTTTTTCAAGAATGGAAAATACTTTAGATATGACATCTCAAGCTTTTAAAACTACAGAGCAATCTGCTAGCTTTAAATTTCAAAAAGCATTAAATGGCGCAAAAGAAACTTTAACTAGTCTAGGGCAACAATTATTAGTTGCTGTAGTGCCTTTATTACAAAAGGCTGCAAGTTTTGTACAAAATCTATATCAAAGATTTAATGAATTAAGTCCTATCACAAAAAAATTAGTTATTGCTCTAGGTGGCGTAGTAATAGCGTTACCAACTATTATATCGTTGGCAGGTACACTTACAGGTATTTTAGGTGCTTTACTATCACCAATAGGTTTAGTAGCAGCTGGTTTAGCTGGCATAGCATATGTAATAAGTCAAAATTGGAATGAAATTTTGCCTGTTGTAGTAGGTCTTTACAATCAATTTGTAGACTTATATAATTCATCAAAAACATTAAGAATAGGTATTGCAGCCATAGGTTCTGTGTTTAAATCAGTTTTTATAGCTGCTAAAGCATCAGTAATGAAATTTGTAAATGTTTTTAAAACAATGTGGAAATTAATCAAGGCATTTAGTAAAGATGGTTTTGATGCATCTTTTGGAGATATATTAAAAGAAGGTTTTATAGAAAGTAAAAAAATTACTAGCGATGCAGGAGAAGAACTGGCAACTGAATTAACAGATAGTTTTGCAAATTCAGTAGGTAATCAACTAGAAAAAAAGACAGTTGAGCAAGTACAAAAGGGTATTAATAATGCTGTTGCTAAATCAAAAAGCATTATAAATAATGCGGTAAATTCTATGTTTTCTGGAGGTGGTGGAGGAGGAGGTAGTGATTCTACAGAATCAGGACTTGCGCAAGGTATGACACAAATTAATCAGCCATCTGCTTTAAGTCAATTAGTGACATTGCCAGATATAATATTAGGAACGCCAGAAGGTTATAATGAAAAATTTGATGCATTCGCAACAAAAATGCAAGAATTAGGTTTAAATATTGAAACTATAATGAGTGAAGTTGGCAATTCTTTTATGTCTGCATTTTCTGCTATGATGGAAGGTAAAAATTTTGTAAAGGCACTAGGGCAAATGTTAGGTCAAATTATAAAACAATTAGTTGCTGCTGCATTAGCTGCTTTAGCATTATCAACTATATTAGGTGGTTTAGGTATAGGTGGCATTGGAGGTGGTAAATTTAAATTTGGAAAGCTATTTGGACAATTATCTGGTTTTGGAGGTAGTAGCGCTACTGAATTTGCAAACGGTGGTATTGTTAGCGCACCTACTATGGGTCTAGTTGGCGAATATCCAGGAGCAAGAAGCAATCCAGAAGTAATAGCTCCACTAAGTAAATTAAAAGGTATGCTTGGCAATAATAACAATGCTAGTAACGTACAAGTCGGAGGGTCATTTGAACTAAGGGGACAAGATTTAATTGTTGCTTTAGAGCGTGCAAATTCTACTAGAAATAGAATGATATAATTTATGGCATACGGTGTTAAATACAGATTAGATTTTAGTGATGTTTTAAGCTTTGGAAAAAGGTTAGAAATACTAAAAAAAAATTATTCAGGACCAAGAAATTTTATGGTCGGTCAAGCAGAGCCAGTAGTAATTCGATGGAACGCAAATGACGATTATTATAATTCGCCTATAGTTGGGTCTGTATGTTCTTTAAATTTATTCACAACAGACGATGTAAGCTATGATAATTTTTATGAATACGATGAACGTGAATATCAAGTTAAAATTTCTTACAAAGACTCTAACAACAATTATCAAACATATTGGATAGGTTATTTAGTAGTCGACAGACATATTGAAGAATATAAATCAAATCCTGTTGCTTTTACTTTAAAAGCATATGATGGTTTAGGTACTTTAGATAATTATTCAACGCCTTTATTTACATCACCGTTTAATGAAAATACAGGTATATTTAATAGAACAAGAATTGCTACTATATTAGCACATTTAGATTTAGATTTAGATATTAAAGTACAAGCTGATATAACACCTGGTTTCTCTTTGAGTCCAACTTATCCATCACGTAAAGCTGTTATGAAAAGCATATTAATTACAGCTGGGCGTAATGAATTAATTAATAACTTTGATGTTCCAACTTGTAAAAAACAATTAGAAGCTATATTAAGAAGCTATAATTGTAGAATATTTCAATCTTATGGGTGTTGGTATATAGTAGAAAACACTAATATATTTGATTATAATGTAAAAAATACAATATTTACCACCTTAGCTAGTGGTGGTAGTGTAAGCAACATACGAACTAGTATAAAAAACCAGTTGGTAAGTAGTTCAGATGAAGTCATACAAACTGATTTATATAATACAAGTGGTGTTTATCAATCATCTAGTAACGATTCTGTATTAAGAATAGTGCCTACAACATTAAAAAGTATTGGTAGCGATTTAGTTAGAGAGTATATACAACCGTTAAATAAAGCTAGATATAATTTTAAAACTACACAGTCTAATGTATATCAATATACTAGAAATGTTGGTTTTGAGTATGGTTCATATGGTTGGATTTTAAGTAGCTATGCATCTTTAGTTACTGATGAAACAAATCAACAAGGTAACAAAGCTATCAAATTAGTCAACGCACCTACGTCTGGAGAAACTTTAGTTTTTAATTCTGATTATGTAGGACAAACAGCAAAAGGTTGGAATTATTATTATACTGGCGTCAAGTCGCAGATAGGTATTTTTGTTGATAAAAATGAAAATAGTGTTGCAAACTTTACATTACAATTTAGAATAGTAGCAAGCGCACCACCTAATTTTTATTATTGGGATGATGTAAATAGTACTTGGACTACTACAAGCACCACAATAACTAGAGAGATACAAGTTTTTAATAATTGGCAGACAATAGATGTAAGTTTTGATGGTACAGGTTACCCCACTAGTTTGACTAATAATCAAATTGGAATACAAGTTTTAAATTGTACTTACAGTGGCACAGGAGTTGAAGATATATATTTTGATAATGTAGGTATTATTGGTAATTATTTTAAGCCAAGTGGTTTATCTGCTGAACCTAATGCTAATGTAAATATACCTAATTCTTATATAGAATTTGCAGAGCGAAATAACAGTACACTAGTTTTTAGTGATGAAAAAACAATTACAGGAACTTATTATTTTAATGGTGTTTTAACTACTGATTACGCTTATCACAGAACACGAGATTATAATACAAGAAAACCAATATTTGAACGTCATTTACAAAACATAATGAATGACTATAGAGATTTTGTTGTTAGATATGAAGGCACTTTTAGAAATGAAATACAAAATCCATTGTCTATGCATAATAGATTATGGTTTAATTTTGGTGCATCTATAGCACAAGACGAGCAAAGTTGTTTTATAAATGGTTTAGAATATAAAGTTAAATCTGCTAATGCAAAAGTCATAGCACATTTACCAAATGATGATGATGATATTGATTTAAAGTTTAGAATAACTACAGAATAGAAATTCAGAATCCCCTTTCTGTTTGCGAAGAAATCCCTAATTTTTTTTTAATTTTAGGGGTTTTTTTATGTTAATTAAAAATATTTTTTTATTTTTGTGTAAACTTTAAAATTAAAATATGTTTGAAAATCTATTTAAAGACGAGTTAAAAAGTCTTAAATTAAAACGGTATGATGTGTGCGAAATTCTTAAATGCACAATGCCCACACTAAAATCAAGAATACAAAATCCTGATACATTTACTATAAGTGAATTAAATATTTTACGTGACTCAGGGTTTGAAAATTCAGTCAAAAATTTAATAAACAATTAAACAATTAATAATATGAAAACAATTAACATTAAAGGTAATAAATATGTTACCGTAAATGAACGACTAATTTATTTTAGACAACAAGAACAATTTAAAAACTGGCAAATAGTAGAAGAAATAGTTTCTTTAGATGAAAAAGAAGGTATATTTAAATGTAGTATAAATGATACAGATGGTAATATAGTTTCTACAGCTCATACACAAGAATATAGAGACAGTTCTAATGTCAATAAAACATCTTTTGTAGAAAATGGATTTACCTCTGCTTTAGGTAGAGCATTAGGTTATTTAGGTATTGGTATAGATACTGCCATAGCATCGGATGATGAGGTGAAAATTGCAAAAAATAACCAGAATGTAAAAAGTGACTCTAAAGAGTGGCTGACAGCTTCACAATTTGAGGCAACACTAAAAGGAGGACCAAAACAAGCTAAAAATGTTTTAAAAAAATTTAAAATGAAAAGTGAATACAGAGAAAAAATAAATAAAATGTTAGAAGAAAAAAAATAAATAATAAATTAAAATCAAATAAATAATTATGAGTGAACAAAAAAAATCAATTTATGTAAACGGTGTAAGATTTTTCCCAAAAGGAGATAAAGCACCACAAAACTTATTAGCTAATGGTGTAATTACGCCAAATGAATTAATAAAATGTTTAAAGCAAGCTGAAGTACAAGATGCTAAAACAGAATACAAAGGGGAAACACAATTTAAAATTAACCTTTGGCAAAATGATGACAATTCAGTTTCTATGAGTTTCAACACTTGGAAGCCTGAAGGATCAAAACAAGCAGATGAGGGGGATGGCGATTTACCTTTTTAGGTTATCGTTTTATAAGAAGGGATTCAGCAATGAGTCCCTTTTTTTTTAAAGTTTTTTTTCATTTATGTTGTGAAATTGAAAATATTTTTTTACTTTTAAACAAACAATAAAATTTATATTATGAAAACACAATTAAAAGATTTAAAAATTAAGTTAAAAGATGTTGAATCAAACATTAAATATTGCGAATATAAAGGCAAAGAAAATATGCCAATATATAAATATTTTTTAGATAGACGAGATACATTAATTTCAACCATAAATAACATAAGATGAAAAATAGAAAATACGAAGCAAACTTAATAGTATTTAGTATATCAATAGTTAGTATGCTTTTAATACTTATAATATTATAATGGAAGTAAATAAAGAAAAAAGAAAACAAATACCACTATTTAGTGGTTTGTTAAAATATTTCCCAGATGCGTTATGTGAAGTTGCTAAAGTTAGTTATATAGGAAGCAAGCAACATCATCCTAATGAACCTCTACATTGGGACAGGAATAAATCAACTGACGATCTTGATGCATTAATGAGACATCTTATAGAGTCTGGAAAAAAAGATACTGATGATATATTACATAGCGCAAAGGTAGCTTGGCGTGCATTGGCAAATCTACAAAAAGAGTTAGAGAGTAAAAACCAAAGAAGCGAACAATGGCACACAGACCAATACAATCGTAATAGATTGCCAGAAGATCAAATAATATCAGGAACAGAATGAATGTATTAGAGCTTTATGCAGGTAGTAGAAGTATTGGTAAATCTGCGGAGTCATTAGGATATAATGTTTATAGTTCAGATATAAATGACTTTGAAGGTATAGATTATGTTGTTGATATTTTACAGTTTGATATAGAAAAACTACCTTTTAAGCCAGACATTATTTGGGCAAGTCCACCTTGTACATATTTTAGTGTAGCAAGTATAGGTAAGCATTGGCACAAAAATCATACACCTAAAACAAAACAAGCAGTTTTTGGTGTACAGATAATAAAAAAAACAATAAGTATAATCAAAGAATTAAAACCAAAATACTGGTATATAGAAAACCCTAGAGGCAAATTAAGAAAGTTAGACTTTATGCAATCATTAGAAAGAACGACTGTATGGTATTGTAAGTATGGTGATAAAAGAGCAAAGCCAACTGACATATGGACTAATAATTTAAGGTCAATATTTAACCCTAACGGATGGCAACCTAGAAAAGAATGTCATAATGGTAATAAAAAATGTCATCACGAGTCAGCACCAAGAGGTAGTAAAACAGGAACACAAGGTTTAAAAGGTAATTACAATAGAAGTAAAATTCCACAAGAATTATGTTTAGAAATATTAAAATCAATTTAAAAAATTAAAAATATGGAAGCAAATAAATACACGCCTGTAGAAGAAGCAGCACTTTTTTTACATCAAAGAGTCAAAGCTATGGAAATAGAAATTGACAGATTAAATGAAATTAATGAGTCACTATTTGACCAATATGAAATACAAAATGTCGAAATTGAAAAATTTTCACAACTAAAAGAAATGTATAAAAAATTAAAGGAAGAGAATAAACAACTTAAAAAAGCACTAATAGGATGTTAGTACAAAAAGATAGTAATGCACTTTATCACCAATCACCTGGTATTAGTGCAAGTGGTTTAAAGACAATATTTAAAAAATCAATATATCATTATTTAAATCAAAAACCTTTTGAGTCTAGCTCAATGGCTTTTGGTTCTGCTGTACATTGTGCAATGTTAGAACCAGATGATTTTTATAAAGAATATCACGTAATGCCAAAACTAGATCGTAGAACAAAAGATGGCAAAAGTGAATATGAGTTGCAAAAACAAAAAGCAAGTGGTAAAATATTATTAAGTTATGATGACTTTAAAAAAATAGAACAAATATTAGTTAATTTTAGACAACACGATTTAGCACAAAAATTTTGTAAAGGAGATATTGAATACTCACACTACACAAAATATGACGATATAGAGGTTAGAATTAGACCTGACGTTTTAAACAAGGTAGGTAATTTTATTTGTGATGTTAAAACTTGTCAAGATAATTCACCAATGGCATTTAAAAGAGATGTGTATAAATATGCTTATCATTTACAGGCTGCATTCTATATGGATATGTTAGGCATAAATGATTGGCGTTTTGTAGCTGTACAAAATACTTACCCTTATACTGTAGAGGTATATGCATTAAGTGAAGAACTAATAGAACAAGGTAGAAAAGCTTGGCAAAAAGCATTTTCAGACTATAAATTATATATAGAATGTGGCATTGTATCAAGTTATAATTGGAACGAATTTAAAGATGACGGAAGTCTAGTAATATAAATGGATATATATAAAGATATAATAGAAAGATTTTATAATATAAAATTAGATGACAAATCAAGAGCAAGAAAATACGTGTATGCAAGAGCTATGTATTATTATGTGTGTAAAAAATATAGTAATTACAATGTCTCTCAAATAGCTAGATCACTATATAAAAATCACGCTACCGTATTATATGCTTTAAAAGAGTTACCTAATATGTTAAGATTTGATAAAAAATTAAAACAAGATTTTTTCTTTATACGTGAACTATGTAATTTTCATAACAAACCTGATATGGACTTAGAAGAATTATTACATAAATACAATGCATTAGTAATTCAATATGATATATTAAAAGAAAAATGTAAAAAAAGATAAATAAAATTTTAAATTTGTACTAAAACTACTATGCGAGAAAATCCATTTAATAAATATCTAACAAAAGAGGATAAATTACAGCATAGAATTATCAGCTATTTAAAATATCAATATCCTAAAGTGTTATATACACACGTACCAAACGAAGGTAAACGATCTGTCTTTGAAAGATATAAATTTAAATACTTAGGAGCTAAAGCAGGTGTGCCAGATTTATTAATATTTAAACCTAATAAAACATATTGTGGATTGGCACTAGAATTAAAGGTGGGTTATAACAAACCTACTAAGTTACAAAAAGAATGGTTAAAAAATTTAGAGGATAATAATTGGTTAGCGTTATGTCTAAATAATTATGAAGAAATTGTAGAAACAATAGATAAATATTTAAAAAATGTATAAAGTGTATTTTGACTCGAACAATCAAAAAGTTAGATGGACACAAACATCTACAGACAATTTACATTATGATTATCAATATGTTGGAGCAATGACTAGAGTTGAATTTGATTTATTAGTTGAGGTCTTATGGGAAATCTTTGAAGATAAAGATATACCATTTGAAGATTTTAAAAAATATTTTAATGACATTAGAGTTTTTTGCGACAAGATTAAGGTCTTAATGGATTAAGTAATAGACAATGAAAATAAATAAAATAATAAAACCTAAGCGTTTTGAACGCTTTACTGTAATTCCATCTGCCATATTTAGATTTAAAAATATAAGTATAGGAGCTACAGGATTATATGCTTATTTGTTTAGTCACGACATTAAACAAGAAATCACAATTACATTTATATGCAATCATTTTAAAGACGGTAGAGATGCCATTAATAGTAGATTAAAAGAACTTATAGATTATGGTTTTTTAATACGTGAGAGAGTAAGAATTAAAGGTAAGTTTGTTGGCACTAATTATATACTTAATGATGTACCACAGACTGAAAAACCACAAACGGAAAAACCACGCGTGGTTAATCCTGAACAAAGTAATATTAATAATATATATACTAATAATAAAAGTAATATAAGTACTAAAAATAAAATGCCAATAAAATATAGTGAAACATCTAAAAAGGCATTTGATTATTTCGTACAATTATTTCCAGAAAAAAATAAGCCAAAAACAAAAGCACAAAAAACTAAATGGTTAGATTGTTTAGATAAAATAGAAAGATTAGATAAGTATGATTTGCGTGATGTGTATGCTGTAAGTAGAGATTTAAGAAATGATACATTTTGGAAAAATAATTTTTTAAGCATTTTAAAATTAAGAAACATTGATAAGAATGGCATTAAGTATATAGATAGATTTATGTTAGCTAAAGAAAATGACGTCAATACTATAAAGAAAAAAATACAAGGTGCTATAAAATTTTACAAATACAATGAAACAAATGGCAATACAGCCATCGGTGTTAAAACAATTAATGGCGATATAGATTACACAATGCTAAAAACAATGTTAGATAAAAAAGATATTGATATAATTATAAATAACATAAATGACATTTAAAGATATTTTTGAACTTGAAAGACAATTAGTTTTTCTTTTAAATCAAAGCGGTTGGGACTTAGAATGGGACAGCGATGAATATAGTTTTTTTGATGCAAAAGGTTTTGATAAGAATAATGATAGTTGCATAGTAGAAATGAAATTTAGAAATCAATACTACTTAAATAAAATGTTAGAAGAAAAAAAATACAACAATTTAATAAACAATAAAAACTACAAAAAGAAATATTATGCTGTAGTAGATAACAAAGGGTGTTTTATATATGATTTAGACAATGTAGATATAACATTAACTAAGTCAATAGAATGTCCAGTAAAAACAATAACCGATAGAAAAGTAACAAAAATTAAAAAAATAATTTTACTTTTACATCACGACGCAATGAAATACAATTACAAATTTTTTAAACAATGAAACAATGTCTTATTATAATGATTTATCAGAATTAGGAATAATACTGAAGAAAACAAGTGGCATATGTAAAGTAAAATGCCCAGAATGTTCACACACTAGAAAAAACAAAAAAGATACACCACTATCAGTAAATATAGATGAGGGTTTATATAATTGCCATAATTGTGGCTATTCTGGTAATGTCAAATTTAAATCTAAACCAGAGTATATAGTACCTGTAAAACAAAATGCAGAGGTAACAGATCGTGTTTTAAAATGGTTTGCTACTAGAAAAATATCAGAGCCAACTCTTGTACATTGGAAAGTAGGCGAATCTTTAGAATATATGCCACAAGTACAGAAAAAACGTAGAGTTGTAAATTTTAATTACTATAGAGAAAATAAATTAGTCAATGTTAAATATAGAGATTCTGAAAAAAACTTTAAAATGGTATCAGGAGCTGAACTAATATTTTATGGTCTTGATAATATAAAAAATACTGATTCAGTTTATATAGTAGAAGGTGAAATGGACGCACTTAGTATGCACGAGTCTGGCATTTATTCTGTTTGTAGTGTACCTAATGGTGCAAGCAAAGGCAATCAAAAATTAGAATATTTAGACAACTGCTATAAGTATTTCAAAAATAAAAAATCTATAATTATATGTACAGATAATGATGAAGCAGGTCTTATGTTACGTAATGAACTAGCTAGAAGGTTTGGTTTTTATAAATGCAAATACGTTGATTTTGGTGAGTTTAAAGATGCTAATGATGTTTTACTAGCAAAAGGTACTGAAGCGTTAAGAAGTGTTGTTAAAAACGCTAAAAACTTCCCACTAGAGGGTGTTTTAAATATAAACGACATATGGCAAAATGTTTTAAACTATAGTGAAAAGGGTATAAAAAATTATTCTATAGGTATGGGACAATCAGATGAATACTGGAAATTAGCATTTGGAGAATGGACAGTTGTAACTGGTATTCCTAATAGTGGTAAAAGTGATGTTGTAGACCAAATCTGTTGTAATCTAGCTACACAATATGGTTTTAGATGTGCAATGTTTTCACCTGAATCATTCCCATATGAAGGGCATATAAAAAGAATAGCAAATAAACTAAATAAAACAAATTGTAATACCGATGAGCTTAA